AAACCTGAAAGCTCTCCGGTCTCAGTTCCGCCTAAACCGTCAACACCTTTTTGTATGTTTCCGCCAAGCGCGAAGCCAGCAGCACCACCAGCACCAGGCGTTCTACCATCACCACCGTTACCGCCATTGCCAGATATCAAACCGTTACCTGTGCCAAAGTGCCCACCATCACCGCCAGACGGTGCTCTTATAGTCCCGTCTGCTTCAGGGTACAAAGTTGAAGGAGTATTACCGGAAAAGTATATATCACAATTCACCCCTTCCGCATCAAACACGACACCGCCTGAAAATCCATTTTGTGCCGGAAACTTTCTTAAACTGTCAGACTCTTGATCATATTCTATACTCTGACCTGTCCCACCTTTACCGCCTGAAGCTTGTCCGTCAAATCCGTTGGCAAGTATTATTATCAACTTGCTTCCAGCAGCAAACCTACCAGACCTTATTGCTACATCTCCGTAACTATAAGAACCATCAAAAACAAATGTAAGCTCAACTGGTTGACTAGGTGCACCTGCAAGAATATGCAAGTTTGCGCTACTTACAGGGCTACTGATAACAATTTCAGATGATTGATTGAATGCAGCCTCGTAAGTCATAGCCCTTACTTTATAGTTTCTCCCTGCCTTTCCGTACTCTGGCTTTATTTGTGTTACTTGCCCTCTTACGTTTGTTGAAGTCGTACCGTCAGCATTTTGATCTACGCTTGACACAATATCAACAACATCCCCTGTTTTGAAAGAAAGATACTTTTCAGGGGTGGTAAACTGCCTTACAAACGGAGTAAATTTGAATCTTGAAACATACCTCTGAGTTAAAAGGTTTGCCGCCTCAGTATCTATAAGTCTGTTAGCACCAAAAACTTTATCTTTGTGCTCCACGTAAAGCTCTGGGCCAATCAAAGTATCATCTGAAAAAATACTAGCCTTTTTATAACTTGACGTTTCGTCGTCCTTTGTTAAGTCTGGCTTGTCATAAACTACATAAGCCCTAGTTGCCCTTATGGAATCGCTAGCGCTTTTTGATATGCTGTATGAGTCTATTTCCTTTCCTTCTGTCAACAGCTGAGTTGATTCTTTCCATACAGAAATTGCAGACAGCTTGACATTTTTGTCTGTCGGTTCGTACCAAAGGTCCAGAAGAAAGCCTTCTAGTATTCTTTTTATTGCGTCGTTAACGTCTTCAGATTCAGAATGTAGTGTGTTAATTCTGCTTGTTGGATGCCACTCTTGGATCTCTTCGCGCCACTCCTGCAAAGGTATAAGCGAACTATCTAGGCCACTGTCTGTTAATATTCTCGCTATTAACGAATCTATTTCTTCATCATCTGACAACTCGCAAATAAAAACCTCATCACCAGCAGAATGCGAAGACTTTCCAGCAACAGAAAGTATTTTCCCAGAGTTAGGCGCTATTATTGCTGAATTTCTGTTTTTCACCGTTAGCGTGGCGTTTGTTGTTAGATTATCAGTAACACTAACGATTTCCATCAACTCATCTGATACACGAACAGCGAAAGCGTTAGAATAATCAGTGTCACCATCTACAGGAATCGAAGTTGTTGTATCATCTATATCAGACCTTAAAAAACCGCCTGTATATATAGGCCATGATTTTTCATCTATATTCAGTATTGAAAGCGAGTCCTTTAGTGAAAGACTCCATGATGAATTCTTACTATCTGGACTTATCGTATTTATTAAATAGTTTCTTGACTGATAATTACTTAGATCAACAACGTCACCAGTTTTTTTAGTGTAAAGCCGCAAAGTTGCTTCTTTGTTTTCTAGAATGTTTCTAATAGACAACTTGCCAAAAAAAGAACCGTTTGAAATAACTTCCTCAGTAACACCTTTTGCATACTTGTTCGGATCGCCTTTAAAGTCTAAAAAGCTAATACTTGCCGACCCCCTACTCGAAAGACCTTCTGAGGGTTTTATCTCTGGTGGATTCTCTCTTATGCTGCTTATGCACCTGTACACTGGCTCGCCATTTACTGAAGGTATGATAGGCGCATTTACGTTGGTGAAATAGTAACTTTTGTATTCTCCAGACCAATCCTGATCACAATATAATGGAGTTCCAAAACCATCAGAACCGCCTATGGTGCAATCGCCAGTTATGACAGGAAGCTTTATTTCAAGTATTTCAAATTGTTCAATCATAGACCGTTAAAAGCATCAAACTTACAAGTAACCGCATCCAAAACCCTAGTCTGTGGGTGCGCTCTAACATCGTGAATAGGATTATAACATAAGTATGTAGACTCCGGTTTGTTCGAAACCTCTTTTACAAAGAAAGGCTGCGTATAGCTAAAGTCTATAAAATCCTGCCACTCTCCTTCGATGAAAGTCGCTAATTCATTAGGCAAGCTTAAAGTAGCTGATAAAGCCTTGCCCTTTTGCATCCCAGATATCGGTGCTGTAATAGCGTTGGTACTCATTGACTGAACTATACCCCTTTTGAGCCAAGCCCTAGAGTATCCAGCCTGCTCGCCGCTCTCTATGGTGATAGCTTCCCCAGCGGCAATATAACTTACTGTAACAGGGTTAAAGGAAGGTGAGCGAACAAACTTGATCCTTAAATCAGTGAAGCTTCTACTTGAAAACGTAAACATTATGTTGTGGTTTCTTGTCAAAACAACAGCCTGCAATAGTTCATCTTCATCGTACAATTCTATCGTTGCTTGTTCGCTTGTTGCTGAGTTATGGCCAGATATTCCAACATAATTCACGTTTAAATGCTCGCCGTAACTAATTATAAAATTGTCTGGAGTAGGATTACAGGTGTAGTTTAATGAATGGTCGTAATCACTTAGATTTGAAGGATCGTCTCCGCTAGGGTTTGTTATAACAGGGGTTACACCACTCAAAACATTAGATTTTGATAGCGTATAACCTTCTTTGTATTCTTGCTCTTCATACGTGCGGATTATAGACATTTATACGCGCCCTTCGATTGTTGCTTTGTTTAACCAATTGGCTATTGCTTCGCCTATCTCGTCACCATCAGGGACGTTTATCGTTATTACTTGTGATCCTGTATCGCTTTGCTCTGTTAATTCAAGTGTAGATGTTTCTGGCGTAAAGTCGCTCGCTGTTTCTGTTGCGTTAGTGGCTGTGTTCGCTGATATCGTTCCGCCTGAACTACTAGATCCGCCAGCTAAAGAGCCAAATGTTTGAGCTGCTATAGCTGCAATCCTTATTGCACCACTTGTCTCTATTTGCGCCGCAACAGGCGGACCAGCTATTGGTCCTAACTCAGCCAACGCCCTAACCGCTGCAGCTTGAGTGTTAAAAAACACTTCTGAAGCAGACAACGCCTGAGAAGTTAAAAACAAAGCTTTTGATATTTCATCGTTACCACTCGCCAAGCTTTGCGCAATATTAAGAAGTGTAGACGCGTTATTTCTTTCTATTGACTGCTCTGCCTTAGTTCTTGCTTGCGCCTGCTTTATTTGATCTGCGGAATACCTTTCTGTTAGCTCGGCTTGTCTATTTCTAAAATCTTCTTCATCTATTAACTTTTGCTCTAAGGCTAACCTGTTTATCTCAACCTCATTCGCAAGCCTTTCTTCAAGCGTCAGACCTTCAGCCAACCTAAGCTCATTAACTCTTTCAATGTAAGATCTCTCTATTTCTAATCTTTCGTCAAAAACAGACGCGAACAGCTCTGGATCAGCTTGCGTTTGCCCTATATCGAACAAGTTAGAGAAATTAGAACCTTCTAGGCTTCCTGTTTCTGCTTGCTGCTCTATCGCACCGTTTAAATCCTGAAAAGCCTGCCTTAATAGGTTTGTGTTGTCTATTCCGTCAGAAATAGAGTTAAAGAATGGGCTTAGAGTTGCGGCAAACTTAATAAACTTTTCATCACTGGTATCTACCGTTTCTGAAATGTCAGATATAACGCGCTCTAGACCTCTGGCTGATAATATATCTTCATTATTAACCAAGTCAGAAAGTGCCAAGCCTAAATCGATAGCTTGTGATCTAGTTATGCCAAATTCATCTTGTAATCTTTTTGTCTGCCCTTCCAGCGCTGATAAAAGCAGCGGATCACCAGCCTGTAGTCCAGAATCATCATCAACAATATCTCTAAAGCTTTTTGTGCTGTCTCTAAGTGTGTCTAAACTACCACCAACACGTGAAACAACCCCGCGCAACTCATCACCGTAGTTAGTAAAGCCTGCTGCACTATCGATAATAGCTTCGTCAATGCCTTTGATAGCTACCTTTGTGGATTCTTCTATGTCTAGTATAGATTGTGCTATTTGTATTCTTGCTAGAGATTCTGATCGTGTAGCTATTTCAAGCAATCTTTCAGATAACTTTTTACTTCCATCACTGGCACTATCAAGCACTTCTTCAAGCTTAACGGCAGACTCTGAAAGCTGATCCATAGCGCTTTTAGCTGTGCCCAAACCTGTAGCCATGCCAATAGCTGAAGCACCTATACCAACAATTGCACCGATTAATGGAGCGCCTAACACAAAGCCCAAATCGGCACCCTGTTGTGATAATGCTAACATGGCGCTTTGACCGCCTTGTATTTGTCCAACAAATTGCTGAATCTGAATACCAGCTTGACCAGCAGATCTGCCTATTCCAGACAGCCCAGAATTAACAGCGCTAGCCGTTTTTGCCACTTTGAATCCAGCATTAGAAACACCGCCAAGCGCATTATCTAATCGCCCAGCAGAAACAGCGACATCATCTAAGTTGTCAGATGTAGAGTTTAACTTCGCGTCAAGTTTTGATGTTTGAGCGTCTAGCTCGACTATGAGAGATTCTGTAGCCACTCTTTAGGCGCTCCGTTTTTCATTCGTTCAGCGTTTACCATAAAGCTTCTATCTTGATCTGCCTTTGGCTCTTGCTGTATTAATCGGATAGTCTCAGGGAAGTCCATCCTCCAGAACTCAGAAGGTGCAATTTTATATTCACCAACAATCAATTTGTAAAAAGACCAGTAATCCAAATCGATTTTAGTTTTCTGTATCTCGTATGTTACGAATCTACTTCTGGCTTTTTTTTTAAAGCATTCTTATTCATTTGCTCGAACACTTCCCCAGCCAGCTTAACCAAAACCAAATACCACGGATTACTAAACGAGTCAGATTCTTTAGGTATTTCATTGCTTGTGTGAAATATGGCGTCATGAATTTCTTCTAAAGTTAAATGACTGTTGCACTCTTTAGCTAGATAATAAAATACTTTTG